TGATAATAGTAAAGAAGCTAAGAAAGCCGCAGCTGTAGAAAAAGCTAAAAAGGCTATTAACTTCTTCGTTCACGGCAAAGGCAAAGCCGTAGACGATGCAAGTGGTGTTACTTCTACCACTGTTTCACCATTAATCCCAGAAGAGATTATTTATAACCCACAAGCCGAAGTTAATTCAGTTGTTGACTTGTCTGCTTTGGTTACAAAGACACCGGTTAATACTGAAAAAGGTACTTATCCAATTTTGAAGCGTGCCGATGACACTTTCCCAAGTGTTGCCGAATTAAAAGACAACCCAGACTTAGCCACTCCCGAGTTCAATGATGTTGATTGGTCTGTTGACACTCATCGTGGTGCCATTGCTATTTCACAGGAATCGATTGACGATTCTCAAGTTGATTTAACCGGTTTGATCGGTCAGAACATCGGTGAAAAGCGCGTTAATACCTTTAACGCTGATATTTCAGCTGTCTTAAAGGCATTTACGGCAAAAACCGCAACGTTTGGCTCTGATACTTCGGTCGATGACATTAAGCATATCTTAAACGTTGACCTTGACCCAGCTTACAATCCTTCCATTGTTGCTTCACAGTCGTTCTTTAACGCTTTGGACACTTTGAAGGATAAAAACGGACAATACGTCTTTCATCAAGATGTTACTTCCGCTTCTAAAGGTACTTTGCTCGGTGTTCCGGTTTATAAAGTCGGTGATGCTTTGTTGGGTTCTAAGGGTGATATGAAAGCCTTTATCGGTGATCTTAGTCGTGCCGTTCTTTTTGCAGACCGTAAAGAAGTTAATTTAGCATGGCAATACAGCCCGATTTACGGTCAGTATCTTGCTGCTGTTCTTCGTTATGGTGTTTCTGCTGCCGATGCTAATGCCGGTTTCTTTGTTACTGCTTCTGTTGCTGCTTCAACTGCTTCAACTACTTCAACTGGCAATTAATTATTAAAAGCGACTAAGGCTTAAAACTTACGAACAGGGTGAAAAGCCTGTTAGAAAGGAAATGATATGGCAGATGATAGCGCAGTAACTCCGGTTGCTCCGGTAACTCCGGCGATTATGCAGGATTATTTAAAAGTCGAAGCTGATGAATCGGTTTTACAAGATTTAATAACTACTTCGGAAATAGAAACACAAAACGCAATTAATAGCGATATTCCGCTGACTGTATATCGAACATACTCGGTATTCAATCAAGCCGTTAAAACTTTAGTTGACTTTTTATATTTTTCAAGAGGTGACCAAAGCGATCAGAAAGTTGCTTATCCTTTGTCTTATCAGTTCCTTTTAAATAACTTGCGTTGGAAGGTGCTAAATGACTAGATTATTTAAACCTTCCGATTTGAATAAGCGTGGTCAGTTTGGAGAATATGATACAGTTATTAATCCGAATACAGGTGGCGAAGAAGATGGTTTTACTGCTTCTTTTTCTCGCTGGTATGCCGTTCGTACCCGTTCTATGAATCAAACTTATCAAATTTACGGAACGGATTTACAAGACACAGTCGATATTGTTGTGAGACATGATCCGAATATTAAACCGCCTTTGTTATTCCAGGACAATCAGGGCAAACAATACGATATAGTTTCCGTCTCACCAGGTGAGACTAGTAATCCGAACGCCTTTGATATTTTGACTTTAAAAGCCACAGTCCGGAAAGGAACGAATAAAAATGGTTAGTATTGTTGATTTAGGTGATTGGGCTGACAATCTCGAAAAAGCTTATAAACTTTCTGCTGCTGAACAAGCAAAGATAACTAAGGCCGGTGCTGATGTTTTAAAAAAGAATATTGCCGAATATTTGAGATCACACCATTATTACAATCGCAAAACTGGAGATGATCCGCATTTAGCTGATTCAGTGATTGATGAAGCTACTAATATTTCGGGAGAGACTGACGGGACTTCAATTGTTGGCTTTTCGAATAAAAAAGCCTATATCGCACGCTTTTTAAATGATGGAACTAAATTCATTAAGGGTGATGATTACTTAGACAAGGTTCGAAACGCTTGTTTAAATGAGATATTCAAGGCTGAAAATGCCGAATACCAAAAGATATTAAAAGAAAAGGGGGTTAGTGGCGTATGAGTTCTGTATCTGATGCAGTGGCAATTATTAAAACCACTAATCTTACCTGGATAGATAATGTCTATCCTTTTGTAATACCTAGAGGGCATTTAAACGATATTGATTCAACTGATTGTTTAGTAACTGAAAATGAAAATTTACCAGCCACTTACGGCAATGACGATTTTTCAGAAATACATCAAGGCGTAGAAATACGTCTTTTTTATTCGCATCATTTCAATCAGGACGCAGACGCTTGTGAAGTTGCTTTGTTAAAAGCCTTCATACACAACAACTGGTTTATTGATAATTCTGACGCACGTTATACAGACCCCGATACCGGTCAGGCTATTAAAGCCATATACGTATCACATAACAAATTATTAGGAGGTAGCTAATGGCTACAGTAGGTTTAAAACTCGTTCAACTTGCGCTTGTTGGTCCGGACGGAAAAATATTAACTGATGCAACAACAGGGTTGTCAGCCAACGGTGTTTATGCTGTTGACTCTGGCGTATTCAGTGCTAAGACAGCTAACATTACTGGTCTTGAAGCGGCTTCAACCAAGGTGTACGGCAACAACCGCGTTGTTGATTTACAGCACACAAAAGGCGATTCTTCAGTTGCTTTGGATTTTAATGCTTTGCCGCATGATATTTTGATGAAAATTTTGGGTCAAGTATCTGATGGTAAAGGTGGCTATACACAAGGCGACAAGCCAAAAGTCGCCATGTTGATTACAACAGATGCCCTTGCAGAAGATGGACAGGTTTATTTTGGTTTTCGTCAAGGCGAGATTATCAATCCTGACTTTAATAACGGGACTGATACGACAACGGATACACGGAATGATGACAACTTGACTTATTCACCATTGGACAATCCCGACTGGAATAATAATCCTGGTAAGCTTTGGTATTCAAACGAAACAGGCTTTACACAAGACATTATGTTAGCCGATGTATTTCAAGGCTATGCTGCAGCTGCTCAATCAGCAGGCTAATTAAATACGGAATACCCAAAAGGGGTGTTCTTAAAGGCTGTCTAGCCATTCTCCGCTAGGTAGCCGTTAAGAGCATCTTTTTTTCATGCTCAATTAAAGGAGAAGAAATGAAAATCACATTTAAAGAATTTCAGGAAGAACCGTTTGAAATTAAAACGACCAACCGTAACATGCGCCGAGCAATTAACTTGCAATTGGCTGCCAGCAAAATTGACGATACCAAAGGCAAAGATTTGCTTCAAATATCCAAAGACACAATGGCTTTTTTTGATACAGAGAAAGCCTTTTTTGTTGATATTCTCGGCTTGAATGATGATCAAGCTGAAGCGTTTGAAGACTTAGACTTTGGTCACACAATGGAAATGCTCGGATATTTGATTGTCAAAATGCAGAACAATGGTCAAGCGGATAGTGTCCCAGAAACCAAATCATCAGCAAAAAAATAACGACACCCAAACAACGGGTGTATGAAATGACCAATGAACTTGAAGATTTTGATTTGTTTGCCAAAAACGCACTGACAAATCTTCATTGGTCATTAGATGAATTTTATGAAACTGATTATTTTGAATTAATCACTGTTTTAAATGCCAAAGAAAAGAAAGAACGTGTGGTTGATCCTTTGGAACTGTTCAAATCATTTAATCATTGAGAAAGGAGCAAGTAATGGCAGATATTAGTAGAGATGCAGCCAATAAAGTAACTTTAGATACTGCTTCAGCGGTTCAATCTATCAAATCTTTACGGTCTGAAATAGCGTCAAATACGGCTGCATGGAAAGCCAATGAAGCAATCTTAAAGCAGTCAGGTGATTCATTAAAAGCTGCTGAAACACGCTATGACGGCTTATCCGGCGCTGTTAAAAAGCAGCAAGATGTTTTAAGCGCTTTAAAAACCGCAATGGATCAGGAAGCTCAAACCACTTCCAAAAATTCTAAAGAATATCAGAATTTACAGACCCAATATGATCGTGCACAGTCAAAGCTTGTTTCTCTAACTAGTCAACAAGACAAAGCCAAACAATCGCTGGACTATCAACAGTCTGGTATTGCCAAACTCAATGACGAGATTAAGCAGTCTGAATCAGTGACCAACTCTTTTGTTGAGCGTTTGAAGGCAGAGGGTGACACAGCCGGTGCTACGAAGGCTAAAATTAGTGGTTTAACCGATCAATCAGGTAAGTTAAAAGATTTATATAGCAAGCAAGTAGACGAGTTAAACAAGCTAAAATCAGCCGAAGGAGATAATTCCGAAGCCATTCGTAAGCAGACTATTCGTGTCAATGAAACGGCTACTAAAATAGCTCATGCTACCAGCGAAATGAAGGATTTGCGAGAGCAATCTGATAAACGTTCTAACAATAATTTGTTAGATGGCATTTCTAGTAAATTAACTACTGTTTCAGACAAAACAGAAAAAGCGTCCCATTTATTTTCCACGATTGTTGGAGCACATTTAGTCGCTTCTGGTATTACTAATGCCTTTCAAGCT